CCTTGGACGCTTCCGCATTCAACCTTTCTGGTTTGACAGAATTGAAACTGGGTGCGATTGGTGGTCAGATTGGTGAATCTATTAGTGAGTTCTCCTCTGATGAAACATTGGGTGGAGACTCCAACGCTGCTTGTCCTACAGAAAAAGCAGTTCGTGGATTCCTAACAAGGGGTAGGATGGATAATACTTCTGGTATGTTGGTTCCTCCTCGTGGTAGTCAAGCAACCAGACCTGCTGGTGGTGATCTACTAGAAGGTGGTATTCGTTACGATACTGATGCAAATGGAATTGAATTTTATAACGGTAATGATTGGTTACCTCTAGGTGCATACGCTAATGTATCTACATCAAGTAACACAACTCTTACTAACAGACAGCAAGCATTCTGCAACACCTCTGGTGGTGGATTCACTATTACCCTACCTGGATCTCCAGTTCAAGGTGATAGCGTTAGAATCTTTGATGCTAATAGTACATTTGATACTCAGAACCTAACGATTGGTAGAAACGGTAACCCAATCATGGGTGCAGCTGCAGACATGACAGTATCTACTGAAGGTGCTGCATTTGAATTAGTGTTCTATGATGGAACGCATGGATGGAGAATCATCACTATCTAATGATTCAAAGGGAGTTTAAACTCCCTTTTTGTTATACTTTTGCTAAATACTAATACGGAATTGCTAAACCAATGGCTGATTATCAAACTTATAAAAAGATAGATGGTGGGGATGCGATAGAACCCAACTCCTTAGGACCAGCACAGGTCTCAGGATTTTCTACTGCTGTAACAGAACAATATATGTTCTACCATGATAGTCAGTGGAGTGGACCTAATGGTGGATGTTGCTGTAACTGGACAGTTCCAGGTAAGGTTCTTACTGTTAGGTTTGAATTAAGAGGCGGTGGTGGATCAGGTGGTCCTGCTCGTTGCTGTCAAACTGCTCGTGGAACGCCTGGTGGTTCTGGAGCATATGTTTCTAAGATTATACACTCTCATAAGGGAGACTTTACACCAGGAAGTTCATCATATACTATCTGTGCTGGTGGATCTAGTCAGTGTAGTTGTTGCGGTTGCTGTAATGGTAGAACAGGTTGTGGATGGTGTGGATATAAATCATATGTTCAAGGAAGTGGATTAAGTAACTTCTGTGCTAACGGTGGATCACACGGGTTCCAAAGATGTGGTGGTTGGTGTTACAACTGTGGTTACCATAAACAGTGTGGTACTTGCTTTAATGAGTGTCAAGGTGAGCCTTTTGGATATAGTAAAGGTGACTGTGGTGGTGGTGAAATTGGTATAAAGGGTGGTATTTCTATGGAACATAGTAACTACTACTGTCATACACAGCACTGGATGTCAGCAATTGGTGCTAATGGTCCTTGGGGTTCTTCTACTACACATAGTAGATCATTCTGTTCTACTGGTCCGCAGCGTGGATGCTGTTTCGGTCACTCACAGTGGCCTGGTGGCGGTGGATACGCTGGTTCTGTACAAGGTAGTCAGTGTTGGGGAGATTGGGGACAAGGTGGTCTCGTAGTTGTTACTACTTGGTCTTAATAAATAACAAATGAGGGAGCAAACCTGAACAAAACAAATGGCACAAATTACTAAAACTATAATCTTTCCAGTACCTACAGTCTGGATGGGACAAGATCAAGATGATACTAGTGTAGGTATTGAAACTTATACTGGTCCTGCTCAAATTGCAGTTGACTATGTTAAAAAGTCTCAAGGTGTTGGTGGAACTTTTGACCAAGCAAGTAATGCCAGCAGAGATGTTGCTTATGTTTGGGATGTAGATCAATCTGATTACCCCTCATTAAGCGTTCCGCTAGATTGTGTTCGGGTATTTTTAGATTGTGAGAAGTTTCCTCTACATGCTGCTGCTCTTTGGGGTGGTATAGCACCTCCTAATGTTATTGAAGTAGCTGCTGGACCTGCTGAAGATCCTAATCCATTCATAATGGATCCTCATTGCTTCTGTGAAGCATATGATGTGAGATCATTTTATTATGATCCTACTCAGAACAGTGGTGCTGGTGGATGGTCTACTCCTAAGTTTTCTCATTCCTTAAATAATGAGGATGACCCTAATAATTTGGCAGATAGTACATTTGAATCTTGGGATAGTATTAGAAAGAATAGAAATCTATTATTAGAAGCTTCTGATACTCGTATAGCTGCTGACCTACCAGATGGTGCATACAAAACTGCTTGGACAACTTATCGTCAGAAGTTGAGGGATCTTCCTCTTGACTGGTCTGGTATTGGTACTGCTACTCACTTGATTGCTTGGCCAATGGATCCAGATCAACAAAGAGATTGGGAAGAGTTTCTTAAGTCAGATTCTGCTGAACATGTCGGTAGACCAGCAGGAAAATAGACCTGAAACGAAAATCAACTTTTAGTTACCAGAATTCGGGAAAAAAAATCCCGAATTTTTTTTGACCTACAGGATTTTATAAAATGTTTGAACTTAATAATGACCTAGAAATAAAGGTTGCTCGTGTATGTGGAAGAAGTTTAGTAGTTGTTGACAACTTCTATAAGAATCCAGATGCAGTCAGACAATTATGTACTGATAATAGAAATAATTCATTATTAGAAGGGGATCCAGGACATCTTCCTGGGAATAGAATATATTTAGATGATATAAAAGCACGAGACAAGGTATATAATACTTATCATACTCTTTGTTCTGATAAAGATCTTTGGGGTAGAAGATTTAATGAAGACAAGTTTAATGGAGAGTATTCTAAACTTAGATTTATGGCTAATATCATAAATGATCGTAGTCTAGCGGTCATGAATGATATTCATCATGGTAGTAATATGTATGGATTGGTTCCTCATCAAGATTGTTACTATCATCTTGGTGAACCATATATTAATCCTCAGATTCAATTTGGATCTGTTGTCTATTTAAATACCCCAGAAGAATGTCGTGGTGGTACTAATGTATATACTTACAGAGGTGAAATAAGTATACCTCAGATACCTAGTAATATTTCTACTCCAAATTCAGTTAGTAATTTTCTAGAAGATAATCCTGAGTGGAAGGTTGCTCACACCTTTGAAATGGTGTATAATAGAATGGTATTATACCAAGCTGATATATTGCATGGACCTATCTATGAAAAAGGTATGTTTACCGATCACAATCGTATGAACCAGATTCTTTTTATGTAACTATATAAGTTGTTGATGTCTTTACTATGAGATCTAAAGTATTTTTTATTAATGGTGGTGCTGGTCGTGTTATTTGTTCTATTCCAGGATTAGAAAAATACGCTGAGACTAATGATGATTTTATCATTGTTGCCGAGGGAGGAATGAATTTCTTCAAGGGGCATCCAAAACTTCATGCAAAAACTTATGACATGTGGCATAAGGGTTTGTTTGAAGATAAAATTAAGATGCGTGATTGTGTAACACCAGAACCGTATCGTGTTTGGCACTATTATAATCAGAAGTGTAGTCTTACACAAGCATATGATATGCAGATCAATGGGTTGGATGAACCTAGAGAACTTCCTACTCCCACTATTAAGGTTACTAAAACTGAAGGTATTACTGCACTCAATACAATAGAACAGATAAAGAATCAGACTGGTAGGGATAAGGTAATAGTTGTTCAACCATTTGGTAGAGGAGTACAAAATACTGATGGTTATATTTTTGATCCATCTTCTAGAAGTTTTAATGTAGGTGATATTGGTAAGATTGTTACCGATCTCAAGAAAGATTATGCTGTTATTATTATGAGTGAGTTCTCTTTTGATACAGGAGAAAGTGAATATGAACATGCACTACCACAAATTCCTGACATTCGTTTATGGTCAGGAATAATTCAGTGTGCAGATCATTTCTTAGGATGTGATAGTGTTGGTCAACATATTGCTAAGGCAGTAGGAACTACTGCAACTGTTGTTACTGGTTCAACATATCCAATTAATATATCCTATCCAGAAGATAAAGATTTTGATATAATAGATCTAGGTGAAGGTAAAAGAACTTTCTCTCCCATTAGATTAACTGAAGAAGATTATCAGGACATGGAAAATGATGAGTGTATGACTATGACTAAGGATGATATTAAAAATGTCATTGATACTTGTAGAAAGAGACTGGGTAAATCAGTTAAAAGAAAGCAGCAGAAACCACAACCACAACAATCATGTTGTGATGATCCTGCTTGCCCTACAAGTACACCTAAGAAGGGGTTTGGATCATGACTTGGATTGGTGCTATATCAAGAGGACACAATGCTGGTGTCTGTCTTATGAAGGATGGGGAGATTGTTTTTTCCTTAGAAGAAGAGAGACTTACTAGAATTAAGTATGATGGTGCTCCTCTTGCGGCAATAATTAAGATGAAAGAGTATACTGACAAGTTAGATTACTTTGTCATGACTCATACGACACCGATGATGGCTCATAAGGATGTCAAACTTGATTATTGTTTAGATGATCCTTACTATGGATTAGCTAGAAAGATTGGGTTGGTTGATCCAGTTATTAATGACAGAATTAAATGGCCTGAAGGATCTTATACTGAAAGACCAGGTGGAGGTACTTGGCCTAATAATATAATTGAGATGGGTACTATTCACCATAGATGTCATGCAGCATCTGCCTTCTATAATTCTGGATTTGATACGGCATGTGCTGTTATAGTTGATGGTGCAGGGTCATGGGTTAACTTTGGTATTCGTGAAGATGACTTGAATGATTACTGGGAGACAGAAACCATATATGACTGTGATTATCCTCATAAATTTGATACAAGGTATAAACATATTGGTACTAGATATGTTTCAAACTTTATGTCTCAAAGTGGATTTAATTCTAGATTCTGGTCTGGTTATGGTAAGACTGGTGAGATTGATTGGGAGTCTAAAGAAAATGATAGTCATGAATTAATTGCTAGGCATGGATCAGGTATTGTGAAAGCATATGAAGCAGTTACTGATTATTGTGGATGGACTGCTATTGAAGCAGGTAAGACGATGGGTTTGTCACCATATGGAGGACCATGTGATTATCTTAAACCTTTCTTCAATCAACTAGGAGATATGGAACTTAAGTATGCTAGTGCTGAATATTTTGATGCTAAGTATCCTAACAGTGCATTGTTCCAACCTTTTTATGAACCAGAGATTAGAAAATTCCCTGGTCAAGAAGGTGTAGTAGGAGAAGAGCAGTGGGATGTAGACAGTAGAAAGAATGCTGCTTGGAGGGTGCAGAATGATACACAAGAACAGATGTTGGATTTAATTAGAAAAGCTGTTAGAATGACTGGTAAAAAGAATGTTGTTATTGCTGGAGGTTATGGTTTAAATTGTATGGCAAATTATTGGTATCTTGATCAACTTAAAGATGAAGGAATCAATATCTATGTTGAACCAATGAGTAATGATGCTGGTACTGCAGTTGGTGCTGCTCAGTTGTGGCATCATTATATTACTAAAGACAGTAAAAAGAGAGACCGTATCACTAATTTATATTATGGTCCACAGTACAATCATTCACAAACGGAGATTGAAGAAATGAGTTCTAAGTATGGTGCAGAGATTTCAGATGCTGACGACAAGAAGATTGTTGATCTTATTCTGAATAAGAATATTGTTGCAATGTTCCAAGGTAGATCTGAGTCTGGTCCTCGTGCTCTTGGTAACAGATCTATACTATATGATCCTCGTGATCCTGATGGAAAAGATCATGTTAATAGTGTTAAGCATAGGGAATTCTTTAGACCATTTGCAGGTTCTATTTTAAAAGAACATGTACATGAGTGGTTTGATCTTCGTGGTATGGATGAGACTCCGTTCATGATGTATGCTGTTAATTGTCAACCAGGTATTGAAGAGAAGATACCTGCCATCATTCATGTTGATAAGACATGTAGGATTCAAACAGTAACCGAGGAACAAAATGAGAATTACTACAAACTCATCAAGGAATTCTTTGAACAGACTGGTTGCCCTATCATCTTTAATACTTCCTTTAATTTGGGTGGAGAACC